ATTTACTTGGGCAGGTAAACCCATGGGTTATTCAGGCAGACTGTTTGCTGGTGAAAGCAAGCGTGTGAAATATTTGAGTAACTATCCAGCCAACATGTTGTGGGGTTATGATCGGCAAACAAAGGATCGTAAATTTATCATAGTAGTGGAAGGATTATTGGATGCAGTTAGTATCGACGCCATTGGCGTTTGCAGCAATGAGATCAATGCTGTGCAAGCACAGGTTATCGAGAGTCTAGACCGTGACATCATTGTGGTTCCCGATCGTGATGCTGCTGGCCGGGCTATGGTTAATGCTGCTGTTAAGTATGGATGGAGTGTAGCATTTCCAGACTGGCATGATGGCATCAAAGATGTAGCTGATGCTTGTGTCCGGTATGGCAGATTGTTTACCATGCAAAGCATAATTAACAGTGCTCAACACAATCAATTGAAGATCAATTTACATGCCCGTAAATGGTTTTGACATTGCCCAACAATAAGTGTATAGTATAGTTCATGGCAAAAATATTCGGCACAGATGTACAGAAGTTGTTTATCGAGATGATGCTCAGCGATCCGCAGAGCTTTGTCCGTGTACAGAACATCTATAATCCTGACAATTTCGACCGTAGCCTGAAACCTGCAGCCACGTTCATCAAGCAGCATTGTGAGAAACAGAGCAGCATGCCTGTACCAGAACAGGTCAATGCTGTGACAAATAACCAGTTCCAGAAGATACCAGATCTCACTGATGACCATCAGAACTGGTTCATGGAAGAGTTTGAAGAGTTTACCAAGCAGAAGGAACTGGAACGAGCTATCCTCAAAGCAGCAGACATGCTGGAAAAAGGTGACTTCGAACCAGTGGAGAAGCTGATCAAGGATGCGGTACAGATCAGTCTCACAAAGGACCTGGGTACTGACTATTGGGCTGATCCTGAATCGCGCATAAACAAGTATTTCAATTCAGGTGGACAGGTCAGCACTGGTTGGCCACAGATGGATCGTCTGTTGTATGGTGGGTTCAGTCGTGGCGAATTGAACATCTTTGCAGGTGGTTCAGGATCAGGTAAGAGCTTGGTCATGATGAACATCGCACTGAACTGGTTACAGCAAGGGCTCAACGGGGTCTACGTCACGTTGGAATTGAGTGAAGAACTGACAAGTTTGCGCACTGATGCCATGCTAACCAGCATGAGTACCAAGGAGATACGCAAAGACATAGACACTACCACGATCAAAGTCAAGATGGTGGGCAAGAAGTCAGGCAAGTATCGCATCAAAGCATTGCCAGCGCAGAGTAACATCAATGACATCAGGAGTTTTGTCAAGGAGTATCAGGTACAGACTGGTAACCGCGTGGACTTCATAATGATCGATTATTTGGATCTGTTGATGCCGGTCAGTGCCAAAGTCAGTCCCAACGACTTGTTTGTCAAAGACAAGTATGTGTCAGAAGAATTGCGTAACTTGGCCAAAGAGCTGGGCATATTGATGGTCACAGCAAGCCAGTTGAATCGTAGTGCTGTGGAAGAAATGGAGTTTGACCATAGCCATATCTCAGGTGGTATCAGTAAGATCAACACAGCAGACAATGTGTTCGGTATCTTCACAAGCCGCGCCATGAAGGAACGTGGCAGGTATCAGATACAGGCCATGAAGACTCGTAACAGTACTGGTAACGGGCAGAAGATAGAACTGGATTACAACATCGATACCATGCGTATCACTGATTCAGGTGAGGAAGAATCCAGTAGCAGTTTCAAGAAGCCCAGCACTGCTATCATGGATAGTATCAGATCCAATAGTGTGGTCAAATCAGCAGAACCTGTGACAGAAGTTCCCAAAGTACAAGCCACAGTGGATAGTAGCAGGCTCAAGAACATGTTAGCTAATATCAAGAAATCTTGATCATGACGTCCTGCACTACCATACGATAAATAATATTACCGGAGTGGCATTTGCGTAAACAAACTCGCAGCATATTGGACGAACTTAGCGAGATAGGAAGCGGTCGTTCTGGCAGTTTCATATTGGAAAGCCGTGCCAACCATATCATTAATTCAGCCATCAATCTGATCAATAGCATCAAGGAACAGTATGATGAACCTGAAGCTGCAGAACTAGAAAGACGCCTGTTGAACAGCATACGAACACAAGAACCAGCTAAATTTGCACGTGGTTTGCGCAAGATAGACCAGGATCGCAAGAGCAGCTAACCAGCAATATTTTTAATCCGGCCATAAATATCTACAGCGGTAAACGCAAAACATAATGGAGATATTAACATGGCGGCAGATCTAAAAATTTACGCAGTAAACGGTGGCCCTGGTACAGTTGGTACAGCTCAGAGCTTCATCGGCAAGACCCCTAAGTTCTTTGGTATCATTGTAAAGAACGGCAGCACCACAGCCCAGGACCTCACAGCAGAAACTGGTGTTGACGGAGCTATCATGGGCATCCTGAAAGTACTGGAAGGTAACACTTCAGTTCTTTGCTATCAGGTAGAAAATGCAGCAAGCGGCGCGATCAGCGTCATGCTTGAAAGTGCTAATCACCTGGCTTACGGTGACGTGCAGGCAATGATCCGTGCTGGTGGTGCAGCTGGTGTTTACAATGGCATCAACGCAACCGGTACCACTGTAACAGACACTGGTTTCAAACTAGCTGTTTCCTAATTTATAGTGGCAACTATAATATAGAAAGGGTGGGGCTAACCACCCTTTTTTCTTGGCTTGAATCCTGATAAACTAAGTACTTTATCATGATCAGAGCATTCACTATATTCGATATACGGGTTGAGGTTGGCCAATCCAATCGTTTCAGTGTAAAGAACTGGAACACCCTCACACAGATAGCCAACCTGCGTTGCCAGATAGACATCATCACCACTGGCAGACCATGGACCACTGTGAGACCAGATATACTTTCTGATTGGTCTGCAGACACCCTGGTATGCTATTTTGATTTCAACAGTTATGATCAGAGAGTGTTCAGCAGTCTCAGTGATCCCTTGCATTATCTGAAACTGGACAGTAATAATGTTCCCATGGTAGTAGCTACTGGTAATAGTGTTAACGAGTATACCATGGGCATGTTAAGTTGTGGTAACGGGCATGATAACATAATATATCAATTGATCTGATGTGATCATACAAAAAGAATTCTACTGATAAATATATTTCAGTGGAGACTTGTCATGGGCATCATATCAGAAATAGAAAAGAATAGCCTGGAAGCCCATGTGGAGTTATGCGCTGAACGGTACGAGAAAATGGAAACAGAAATGGAACGCTTACAGGCCCGTATGGCAAAAGTGGAAACCATAGTCAATGATATCAAAAATATGTTAATCGAAAAAGAAACTATGGCTTACAGGAAATTAATAGGCATCGGAATTGGCATCATAGGCTCACTACTAACGGCTTTATTGGGAATAGTTATGTTTGTGATTAAGACTGGTAAATTCTAACAACAATACTTGCCAGTCGCAACAGTGTGCAGGATCAATGTTAACAAATTATGATAAGATCAAGCAGTTTGTCCAGGAAAATTATCAGGAAATGTCAGTGAATGATGTCCTGATACGACAGGTGTCGGAAAAGAGATATCAGGTGGGCAACTGGTGCGTACAAGATGTGGAAGACAAGTGGCAGGTCAGCAATCCAGCTGGTTCCTGCAATGCTGCTCTATTACAGCCCAGATTAGCCATTCTCATGGCTGTGTTATTGCAGCAGAACAAGTTCAAACAAGCCAGGGCTATCAATAACCTGGATGTGGGCTATAATATCAGCAGTAATGATTATAATTTCTATCTGTATAAGACCAAGATCGATCCTGAAAACCCTGTATACCAGGACAGGTTGGATAATGCCAAGAGAACACTAGAAAAGTTGCGCGGTGAGATAAATGAAGTGGAAAAAACCGTCAATCTACAATAAATACTAGAACACGCAAGGACACTAAAATGTTTGTAAAAGAATTGGGAAAAGCTTCGGCCAAAGATCTCAACGAACAATTGAACAAGGTTTATAAATGGCAATTGAATCTGGGCAAGATCGATGAGAGTAATGCTCAGTCAATGATCCATACTTTGGCTCAGAAGATACACAATATACGTTCCGGTAATCGAGCTCACAACGTGGAACGTAACCCAGAATTCATGGAAGCCATCATGGTGACCCGTGTCCTGGAAAGCTGGAAGAACGAGCTTATCCGTACCAAACAGGAGCAACTCTTGGAAAGAGAATTAACCCCCGTAGAAATGCGCAGGCGTGAAAAATACGTCAAAGGCATGAAGCCAGTGGAAAAAGACTTCAAGAAGCGTTATGGTAACCGCGGTGATGATGTCATGCATGCCACAGCTACCAAGATGGCTAAAAATGAAAGCGTCCATGCAGCCATGAATTTGTTGAAGTTCGTGTTGACAGAAGGCGATGTGGATCAGGCTCGTGTGACAATGGCTGCACGTGATCTGGCAGACAGCGTACAGGACATGGTCAGCAAGATTTCAGACATGCAGAACGAGAAACTGCCTTCATTGGTAACTGCCATGAAGGACGAAGTGGGCATGGACCAAGCTACCAACTTCAACCAGACTGCTAGCGAAGCATTGCGTACATTGTTGGATGCAGCCAATGCAGCCCGTGACACACTGGACAACGCCAGCCGTGGTGTCTATGGTGATCAGCCCATGGGCGGCCTGGACAGCATGGGTGGTGCAGATGCCGGTATGGCAGCACCTGCTGGTGATATGGGTGCAGGCCTAGATATTCCAGAGCCTAGCGAACTGGACACAGCAGACAGCGCCACAGGTGGTCCAGCAAGACTGGGTCGCGAAAAGCGAGTCTAACATGAGACTGGCAGAATTTGCAACAGACTATATGGCTAATCAGGCCGGTGTGCTGATGACCATTCTGCAACATCTCACCGCAAGAAATCCTGGTGGGGCAAGGGTCCCCACCAATAACGTGTTAAAATTACTACACAACCAGGGTTATAATTTCAACTATTATGACCTGGATAGCCTGATAAAAGGCAACGAACAATTAAAACAATTGGTCAACAACTACGATAGCAGCACCATGACTATTGGCAAGGAAGCACCTGAACCTGAAGATACAGGTGCCGAACCAGACCAAGATCCCAGGCAAGTGGACCAACCTGAAACCGATCAACAGAGCTTGAACGTAGTGGATAAGATGGCCAAAAGCGCCATCTGATAAATAACTGATGAATAGTGATGAAATCCTCAAACTAATCAATTTCCGTGACGAACTTAATCCTGAAATATGGCAGGATGGCAACATGCGCCTGGATGTCCAGGTAGCACTATTACACATCGCCCGTGCCTTCGTGGATTTCATAGATGTGGAGGATCTGAGACTCACAGATATCACCATCAGTGGCAGTAATTGCAGCTTTAATTATAATGATCAGAGTGATATAGATCTGCATCTGATAGCCGACATGAGTGGTCCTTGCAGCGTGGATCTCAAAGATCTATACCTGGCTAAGAAAAGCCTGTTCAATGATCAACATGATATCCTCATACGTGGCAACACGGTGGAAGTATATGTGCAAGATCACAAACAACCACATATCAGTAATGGCATCTATAGTGTGTTGCGTGGCGAATGGATCAAAGAACCTGACCGCATCACTGAAAAACCAGACCTGACCAATATAGAAGACAAATACCAGGTGCTGACCAAACAGATACAACTGGCCATCAAGAGCAAAGATCACACTGAAATAGAAAAATTAAAAGTGCAGATCAAACGCATGCGTGAAGCTGGACTGGAAAGATCAGGTGAGTTTGGAGCTGAAAACATGGCATTCAAACTGTTGCGTAACAGTGGCATACTGGAACGATTATGGGAAGCAGGCACCACTGCCCTGGATAAAGAACTCAGCTTAGATAAGTAAATCTGGAGACCCACATGTTATCAGCACCCTATGCCCGTACCAACAGCATCACCAGCCGCGATGTGGAGACCGAAATCGCGCTGATCAATCTGCAATTATTGGATGCTGTATCATCAGGTAAAGTGGCTCTCACAGTGACTAATACCAGTAACACTAACATTTTAACCAGTACTGTCACAGGTACACCGCTGACGCTGAATAGTAACAGCTATCTGGTATGGCAGGGGTTGCAGAACAACAATGTGGTGACATTACAGATGGCACAGGTCATCGACTATTACAGCAAACTGGGTTACAGCATAAATCGCAGATCAGTGGATGGCTCACATCTCAGCTGGCAGATCAATTGGTAATTGACTCTGTGCTCTTGTCATAGTATTATGATCAGATGGCAAATACAATCATCAAATATAATCCCATCTATGAATACCAGAAATTAAAACGCAAACAGACCGACAAAGGCAGGTTATATGAGACACCTGTGGGCGATGCTGTTCCCAGCGTGACAACCATCCTGGATAAAACCAAATCAGCAGAAAGCAGGCAAGCACTACAGGAATGGCGCAATCGTGTGGGCCATGTACAAGCCCAGGCTATCACCACTGAAGCAGCCGGGCGTGGTACCAGCATGCACAAGCAGCTGGAAAACTGGTTGGAACATGGTGAGCTCAAGACTGGTGGAAACATGGTGCACCAACAAGCTGCCAAGATGGCGCAGATCATCATAGATGAATATCTCAAAGGACATCTGGCTGAATATCATGGCATGGAAGCCAGTCTCTATTATCCCAGCCTGTATGCTGGTACCACTGACATGATAGGCATGTATGATGGAAAACTCAGCATCATAGACTACAAACAGACCAATAAACCCAAGAAAACCGAATGGATCGGTGATTATTTCATCCAAGGAGCAGCTTATGCTGCTGCACACAACCATCTGTTCGATACAGATATCAACCAGATCGTCATACTCATGTGTAGCAAAGATCTGGAACCGCAGAGATGGATCATCACAGCTGATGAATTTGATTCATGGACTGGCAAATGGTGGGATAAGGTAGCTGAATACTATCAGTCGAACTGATAAATAATATAAAGAGAGATATTCCATGGCAATCGTGACGATTAGTAGGATACAGCACCGTAAAGGTCTGCAAGAACAACTTCCACAATTGGCAGCAGCAGAGTTAGGTTGGGCCATGGACAAGCGCAGATTGTTCATAGGCAACGGGCAGATCGAACAAGGTGCTCCAGAACTGGGCAATACCGAGATATTGACCGAATATTCGGAAGTGCTGGCTCTGGCAAACCAATATACCTATAAGAACAGCGAGAGCGGTTATAATCCTGTGACCAGGACCAACAACAGCCAATACAACAGCGTGGTCTATGCACAGGGATTGTATGTGGCAGTGGGCCAGGATGGGCAGATAATCACCAGCCTGGATGCCATGACATGGCACAATGTGGACAGCGGAACCAAGCAGGATCTCACTGATGTCATCTACGCCAATGGCAACTACATCGCAGTGGGCAGCCGTGGCACCTTGATGAAAAGCCCACAGGGCACAGTCTGGCAGATCATAAACATAAATGAGACATCAAACTTCACTAGCATCAACCTGATATCAGGTACCATATACATCACCATGGCCACAGGTAATTTATATCTCAGCACAGATTCCATAAGCTGGTCACGACTGACCACTGGCATCACAGATATACTATACAGCATGGCATATGGTGCTGGTGTATACGTGGCAGTGGGGCAGAATGGTTCCATGATAACCAGTACAGATGGTGTCATATGGGCCAGTAATACCAGTACTGCAGGTTTGGACCTGTACAGCGTGTCATTCCAGAACAACATGTTCGTGGCTACTGGTCAGAACACCAGGACCTGGTACAGCACTGATGGCAACATCTGGCATGTCAGCTTGGTGGACGGCTTCGTCAGTAGCTTTGCAGATACTGGTAATAATTATTGGCTCACCAGTTGGGGTGACATATACACTGGCAATAGCACCAGTGGTATCACCAAACGCTCCACAGCAGGCAAAGACATATTCACCAATTTCCGCCAAGATGCAGTCAATGGCACAGTGGTAGCCATCACCCTGACCGGCAAGATATACCGCAGCACAAATGGTGTCAATTTCACCCAGGTGGCCACTGGTCATCCTGCATTGCGTGGCATCTTCCGTGATAGCCAGAGATGGGTTGTCACAGGGGACACCGGAACTATATTGACCAGTCCTAATGGGCAGACATGGACCAGCCAGACCAGTGGTGTCACAGTGAGCCTTAATGGTGCAACCATACACGCTGGTGCCACCTATGTGGTAGTGGGCGATTCTGGTACTATATTGACCAGTCCCAATGCTGTGACCTGGACCGCACAACCCACAGGTATCACCCTGGATTTTAATGATGTTTACTCAGTGTTCCTGGGTAGTGGTGCAGACAAGACCGTGGTTGCTGGGCAGGGTGGCTATGTATTAGCTAGTGATGATACCATCAGCTGGAATCCAGTGCTCATGGGTAGTGTTAATGTCAATGGCATCAGTACAAATGTCAGTGACCTATACAGGGCCAAGTATTTCACCTGGAGAAACACCAGCTTGATCAATCTGGCCACATATGTGTTCGTGGGTGACAATGGCACAGTGTTGACCACTGATGACCTGACTAATTGGACCCTGGCTGCTACCGGTAGTACAGCACATCTGCGTGACATCATATATGACGTTGTCAACTTCTATGTGGCTGGAGACAGCGGATTGACGGTATTGGCCACCGATGATCTGATCAATTTCACCAGCTATAGTGCCAGGTTTGCCAACAGTGCCACCTTACCTGACTGCTTCGTGAGCGTGAGTGCAGGCACACAGAACATCATCGCTGGCCAATCAGGGCAAGTATATTCCGGCACATCAGGCAAGTACTTCCAGAGAATAAGCAGCATAGGTTATGATATACATTCATTGATAACTGGTGCCACGGATCTGGCAGTGGGTGCCAAAGGTCTCACAGCCACCAGCAAGGATCTCATCAACTGGAAGATCAATACATTCAGTTATGGCAGCAGCCAGACTGCTCGCAGCATCCAGGAAAAACTGGACGAACGTGTGAGCGTCAGGGATTTCGGTGCCAAGGGCGACGGCATAACAGACGACACTGCTGCCATCAACCTGGCATTACGTGAGCTTTATGTCAGATTTGACGAACCAGGCACACGCAGGGTATTGCATTTTCCTGCAGGCACCTACCTGGTTACTGACAGCATAGATGTACCCAGTGATGC